TATGAGAAAAAACTATTTTAAATTTAATTTTTATAATAAATAATTAGCAATAATTAATATTGCCCCATGGCGTAATGGCAGCGCGCAACACTCTAAATGTTGGTCAGTCTCGGTTCGATCCCGGGTGGGGCTACAAAAAATTAAAAATTCAATAATAAATAACGTAAACATTTTTATATTTCTTTCTATAATTATTAATTATGGAAGAAAATAAGAATATAGGATTAACATTAAAATTGGATACATCAAGTTTAACAGCCGCAAATATCACACAAGAGCAATTTGAGGCCGGAATAGAAGATAAAGTTCAAAATATTTTATATAAAGAGTTTCCAGAAACAAAACTGAAACAAATCATTAGACGAGAAAGCACAGGTATTAAATTTGCTTGTCCTATTTGTCATGATTCTGCATATGATCCAAAAAAGAAACGCGGACATATTGCATTTAGAGGAAAGCATGCGGGGTTATTTACATGTTTTAATAGTTGTGGTTCAATGCCTCTTAAAAAATTCTTCAAACATTTTGGAACTGATTTGTCTTTAACGGATATTAATTTTATAAATATAAATTATCAAAATACAGAAAATAATTTTCAAGAATTATCAAATAATATTACAGCAAATGTCATCAATAGGGATGAAGCCTACAAATATGCAATAGATAGAAGTTATATTAGAGATATTCTTGATTTAAAAGATATTGGAAGAGAAACAACTCCAATCGCATATAAATATTTACTCAATAGATGTCAATATTCAAATCATGAAAGATTTTTATATAGTGATAAATATAATCAAATTCTTATTTTAAATTTAGTTGGCGATAGAGTTCTCGGAATACAAATTAGAAATTTAACTCCAAAACCTGGACAAGCTAAATATCTTACAATGACTATTGAAAAAATGAGGGTGGCAATGCTTGGCGATAAAAATCCTGTTCCGGAAACTATTTCTAAACTATCATGTGTATTTAACATATTTAATGTAGATTTTTCAAGAACATCATTTAAACCGATATTTGTTGCTGAGGGTCCATTTGATTCATTTTTGCTTCCAAATTGTATTGCTTTATCAGGCGCCGGGAAAAATTTTGCAATGCAATTTCCATTTTGGTATATATTTGATAAAGATGATACAGGAAATGAACATGCAATTGAAAAAATGAAACAAGGATACAATGTATTTCTTTGGAAAAAATTTATGAATGACTTTCACATTCCAGAAATAAATCCATATATAATAACCGGAAATAAACGAAAATGGGATATAACAGACGTAAATAAGTATTTTAGAGATATAAAAATGAATCCACGAATAATCTGGAGCAAATATTTTTCAAATAATATATTAGATGCATTTAGCATCTGAAAGGGCAATAATAAATTGCCCTTTTCTATTAAATTTTTATAAAATAAATAATAAAAGTGCATTTGATCAATAATGAATTAAAATGTATTTTTAAAATTGATTGTCTAAATAAATATAAAAATAAAATAAAGATAAAAAATAATAAATTTAAATAATATGGGTAAAATTAGTATTGATTTAAATTCATTTAAAGCTGCTGGTATTTATACTATTGAAGTTGACAATACTGCCAGAATGGCTGATGCTGATGTTGAATCTTTACGCATGTTAGTTGGTTTCTCTAATAAAGGTCCATTTAACCGTCCCGTTCTTTTATAGGATGATAGCGATAGACTTCAAGTTTTTGGCGATATTGATACAAAATTAGAGCATAAAGGAAGCTACTTTAACAGAATGTTAAGAACATTATTAACAGGCGGCCCTGTTATTGCACTTAATTTATTAAATGTTGACCAAAAATATTCCGGTCCTGATCAAGTTAACATTGCAGCAATGTCTATGAATGCTGGTGAAGCTAACCCAAGATTATCAGATGCTGGTTCATATGGTGAATATGACTATTTAGCTGATTCTACAGATAGAATTATTTATGGTACAGTTAAAGGTGACAATCTTCCATATATTGGTAAAACACCATTTGCAAGTGTATTTAACAGATCACGTTTCTGGATTCCAGATAAAGACTTGCTAACAGCAGAAGCTACACGTAATTTATCTGATGCTGATGAAGGATTAACTTCATATACATTTGAAAAAGGCAACTTACTTAACTTTGCTAATGTTGGTACAGAAGAAATATCCATTTTGGTATTTAAGCCTGCAAGTATGCCTGGTTATGAAGTGACAGCAGAATCATGGTTTGGTGGTCGTGAAAATATTCCATTTGGTTGGATTCGCCCTTATGACAACATTTCAGATTATTTCCTTCAAGTTATATGTGTTAAAGGTAACTGGACAAATTATCCTGTTCTTTCAACAGATCCTGTGTGGAAAGGCTTCTTTGATAAGAAGGGTATTAAGAAAGACCGCATTAATACATTTATGAGTGCTGAAGGTGTAACCGTTTTGGGTTCATGGTCTGGATGCATTATTCCAGATTTTATAGACAAATAGGGCAATATGCTTTCACTTGAAAAGAAAGTTAATGCAGCGACTGAAAGAACCGGTTTATTAATGTCATTCAACCAAGATCTTGCAAATGTTCTTACATATGATTATTCTGGTTTAGATGCATCTTCAACAGATCCAGATTCAGGATGCTGGGGATTAGATATTGACAATAATGGCGAACTTGAAGGTGAAGGCATTGCTAAATATATTGTTGATATGGTTGGTCATGAGGCATTTAAGAAAAAGGAACAACCTGAAGAAACATGGCCTCCTTATTCAACCGATAGCAGTATTCCTGCAGATTGTTCAACATATAATTGGATTAAAAACAAATATTTTAAAAATCCAACAAATGCGCTATTAGTGCAATTAACGGTTACAGATCCAAGCATAAATGTTTCAACATACATAAATTCAAGTATTGAAGAGCCTCGATCTGTAGTTCATCCAGGCAAATTTGTTGCTATTGAGAATCTTGTAAATACAACAGTAGATTCATCAATTAAATTTACAAATGCTGGTATTGCATCATTTGTAACAAATAAATTGTATGCAGTTGGAGATACAGGAGGATTGTCTGTAAAAACTTTATAGGTTAATGCAGTTAAAATACGTAATAGTAGTGTAGAAAATGAATATGATGTTTCTGCATATTTTGATATTGATTCTTCAAATTTCTGTGTATTATATACAGTAACTAAAGACGCATCAGATTATATTACAAATGTTTCATATAATAATAGCTTACATGTATTGAATTCAAGTTCACACCAGGGTGAAGCCGTCAATGGAATTAATTTCTTATCATATAATTATATTGAAAATACAGGTGATGGTGTTAGCATTGAGCTTAATAATGTTGATTATTTTGGTAATCCAGTTCTTTGGGAAGATAGCAGTGTGCCGGTTACAGAAGATACAAAGAACATGTTCATTATTTGTTCATCAACAGACTGGAAAGATGAAAAAATTAAACTTGGTGATTATGTTCATAACATTACATTTAATAATGAAGCTGGTGAAACTGAAGAATACCAACTTATTCCAGGTTTAGCAAAAGTTATTAGAAAACAATTTATTCAATGTAATCCATCAACTCGTGAGATTAGTTACCAAACAAAAAAATATACATATAATGGCCCAATTGGTGAATTTAGCACAGGTAAATATGGTTTTTATTTGATTACATGTACATCACCTGTTCTTATTGAAAACAATAAGATTTATCGTCAACTCCCAATTTCTGATGATAAAATTTCAGGATCATTAAGATTTATTCCTATGAAGGGTCTTACAATTACATCAAGACACCGTCCAGGTTATGATGATTCTGGCAAATTAAATATTGAAGATGGTATTAAAAAGATTTATGGAGTTCTTAAAGACGAAGGTATTAGACGGGGTTTATTGAATCCAGAAATGGTTAATTATCGTTATATCATTGACTCTATGTCTTATGGCTTGGATGCAGAACTTGGTGGTAAAGTTGAACTATCTAAAGTTGCAATGGATCGTGGAAAATGCACTGCAATTCTTAACTTACCATCTGCTAAACAATTTGCAATAAGTTCAAATCCATATTTCTGTAATACATATATACCTGGTGCAGAAGCTCGTCCATCAATGAATACTAAATATATTCCTGAAGGCGGTAATACTGAAATGGGTTCATCGATCATATTCAGTTTGCCTAGTGAAGAAAATGGAGCAAAATTCACTGCTACATTCTGGCCACACTTAATTTATAAAGAAGCTGGTAAAGAAATCTCAGTTCCACCTGCAGCAGATGTTGCTAATGTATTAAATCGTAAATTTAATGGTATTAGTGATCCATATGCAATTTGCGCAAATGGTAATGGTATTTTATCAAATAGATATTTAGCAGGTCTTGAATTCTTAGCAGACAGAACTGACCGTGAATATCTTGAGCCGTTCGGTGTAAATACAATTATTTCTGATCGTGGAAGTATCATGATTTACGGTAACCAGACAGCTTATCAAATAATGAAGTCAGACTTCAATAAACTTCATGTACGTGAAAATCTTAATACTGCTGAAATTGAATGTGAAAGAGTTCTTAAAAAGTATAATTTTAAGTATAATACTCCAGCTGTACGCGCAAATATCGTACAACAACTTACACCAATTCTTCAAGCAATGCAAATCTCTGGAGCATTAGTTAAATATGAAATCATATGCGATGAAACTAATAATACACCAGAAGTAATTGAAAGCGACGCTTGCGTAGTAGAAGTATCAATGTGGATGAATCATGGAATGGAGAAAATAATCCAGAAATTCATGCTCCAACGTTTAGATCAAGAATAATTAATCTAAATAATATTGTAAAAAAGGACCATTTAAATTTGGTCCTTTTTATTTATATAAAACTTTACTCATTTTTAACATATAATTTTAAAAATTTAATTATAGATAAATGGATATTAAAACTTTAGACATATCAGCATCTCATATCTTAATGATTTCCGATATTCATTTTGGCGCACATACCAATTCAGAAGAATGGCAAGAAAATATGAAAAGCTTTTTCTATGGGTTTTTTATTCCAAAAATAAGGGAACTTAAAGCATCATTAAAAGACGGTGAGAGAATGATTTTAATTAATCTTGGAGATACTTTTAATGATAGAAAAGCAATAGACATTAATGTATATAATTTAGCAATTGATATATTTGAAGATGTGGCTAAAGAAATTGAAACATTTATTATAAATGGGAATCATGATTTAGCTAAAAAGACAAATGAAGGTAATACTTCTTTACGTGCAATCCAATATATAAATGATGTCCATCTTATTACAGAACCCACTTTATTGAATATTAACTATGAAAATAAAAAACATACTAAAGCAATTGCAATTCCATTTTTAGGAGATCATTTATTAGAATCAAAATATTTAAATGAAAATTCTGATGCTAAATACGCTTTTATGCATACTGAGTTAACAAAAATGAAATTAGATAATGGAATGCTTATTACTAATGGTGTTAATGTTGATGCATTTTCTGGTATAGTATTTTCAGGACATATTCATAAACGCCAAGAATCTAAAAAATGTGTATATGTTGGTTCTCCATATCATATTAGTAAAGCCGATATTGGAAACCAAAAAGGCTTATATCTATTAAATTTAAAAAGTAATAAATATAAATTTTTTGAAAATAACTATAGCCCAATATATCATAGTTTAATAATGGAAAAATATATAGAAATGTCTATTACAGAACGTCAAGAATTTTTAAATAATAATTATAATTATATTATCATTAAAGAGGAAAACTTAAATGAATATAAAAAGAAATTTGATATTTATAATTTAGGTGTAGGAACTTCTGCAAAATTTGTTAAACCTGTTATTAATAAGCATGCATTAACTATAAATCTTGAAAATTCTGAAAACTTCAAAGAAAAAACAACTGCTGAACTTATTAATGATTCTATAATGGATTTGGATATTGAAGAAGAATTCAAATTAAAATTGATAAAAATTAGTGATCATTATTTAAAAGACGCAGAAAATGAAATCGCAAATGACTAAAAAAGGAACCAAAAATTCGGTTCCTTTTTACATTACCATGTGGTTTTCTATCCAGATTTAATTAAATCTTCAATAAATACTCTTTCAGAACGTGGGCATGGATTATTTTGTGTATCTGTTAACCCACAATGCCATGCTAGCCATCTAACTAAAATTTCATATTGCTCTTTATTATTATAGTGTATATAAATTTTATAAGAATATGTGCCTTTTTTAATTTCTACATCAAGGCCTTTTCTAATAAGGTATTTAACATGATTGTTTGCCGCTTCCATTCCATTTGCAAATTCACCCGGTTCATAATTATCCTTTGAATATGTAAAATCTGTCATAAAATCACCAGATACATCTTCAAAGGTTCTATCATTTAAAAATTTATCAGTTTTTCTCATAATAAGATTTACATCCATTTCAATCTAACCCGGTGTTCTGTCATTCCATAGTCCTGTTTCAATCATTGCATTTCTAACTGCATCTGTGGTTCTTTCCATTTCACCATTATTAATTTTCATAATAATGCTCAATTTAGCTTTTTGGCGCGGAACTTTGATATTATTCATTGGAATATATGAATGTGCAATCAAACGGCCTCCCTTTTCTTCATTAATAGCGCTTTCATTGACAGAATCATTCATTAAAGGCTTACCAATTCTTGTAATTTGTATTTTTGGCTAATGTAAAAATATATTATCATTATCTAATGCTCCTGAATTAATTAATAATTCAATAGATTTATTGACTTCTTCATGTGTTTTACACACAATTCTAATAGAGCCATTTGTGTAATCATCAAATTTGCCAAATTTTGTAGATAATGAACTAACCAATTTAGTGTCAAGACCTGAACAAAATATTAAATATGATGATTCATCAATTACTGTTCTTTTTGGCTAAATTTCATCTCCTTCATTCAATGCGTATTTAACCTATTTAGACACTGCATTTATTATATTATTATATATTTTATCTTTACGCATAATTATATTAAATATATTTTATTTTCTTTTATTATTTATTTAAGAAACTAAACATGATTTTTTATCTATAATTATAAGAAAAATATTTAAGTAATTATGAAGTTTAAATCTATTGAGTGGAAAAATATTAGATCATTTGGTGAGGAAATTCAAAAAGTTGAGTTTACTGACGGCGAATTGGTTCTTTTAAAAGGCGTGTCCGGTTCAGGAAAATCAACCATTCTTTCATTACCATGTATTGCATTATTTGGTAAAACTCCAGGTTTAACAAAATCTGCGGTTCATAACCGTATTAATAAACATGGATGGATTAAAGCGATTATTGAAAAAGGCGGGCATGAATATATTATTGAACGCAGCTTTGCCCCAAATGATTTACAAGTTTTTAGAGATGGAGTAAATATCAATAGTTATGGGTCTGCATCAGCCCAAGATTATATAGATAAAGAAATTGCAGATATTCCAATTAAAGCATTTTCTAATATGATTTCTATTTCTATGAAGAAATTCAAATCATTTTTAACTATGACCCCCGCAGATAGAAAAGAAATCATTGATAGAGTTTTTAATTTGGAAGTAGTTAATATTGCATATGAAAAAATTAAAAAGGATGCACGTGAAATCGGAAATTTGATTAACTCAAATAATAATTCGTTATTTCAGTTAACACAGACTCTTAATAATGCCAATGAAGAATTAACTAAACTTCAACAAAATAATCAATCCAAAGAAAATCAAGCAATTATTAATGCCAATAATCTAAAAATAGAAGAAGATAATAAAAAGATTATTAAGCTAACAGAAATGCTTTCATCTTATAATACAAAACAGGTTGATCTTTTAAATTCTGTTAATGATGCAAAGAAGCAACAGAATGAGAATTATTATAATATTCAAATCATTCAAGGTAAAATAGATTTATATGCGCAAGAAAAATGTCCAACATGTGGAACACATTTTTCAGGAGATGCCTTTATAAATCTTAAAAATCAATTAGAAGAACTTAAACAACAGAAGGCTAAAATAACAAATCAGCTTAATGATGAATTAGCTAAAGCTAATAATAATTACAATGAAGTTGTTGCATATATTACAAAAATAAATGATGCATTAGTTCAATTAAGAATTGACATTAATAATCTAACTGCACAAAATAATGCATTATCAGAACAATTGAAAAATAATGCAGAATATCAAGGAATTGCAAATATTATTAATAATACATCAAAACAGATAAATGATATTAATGAACAATTAGCAGCAGATAATGAAAAATTAAAAGAGCTTCAAACATTAGCAGTCGTTTATTCAATTGATGGTGTTAAGCAAAAGGTTATTATTAACTATTTACCAATTTTAAATAAAGAAATTGCAGATAATCTTGAATTGGTTAATTTTCCATATCAGTTAGAAATTGATACAAAATTTGATCCACATCTTAAAGATCTTGGTGATGAACTTGCTCCAGAATCTTTATCGGATGGTGAGGAAACTCGCGTAGATTTAGTTATCCTTTGTAGCCTATTCAAGCTGCTTAAGAGACGTTTTCCATCTATTAATATATTATCTATTGATGAAGTTATTTCAACACTTGACAATGAAACATCTGGATTGGTTTTGGATTTCTTGAAACATTTTGCAAAGGATAATAATCTAAGTTGTTTTATTGTGTCACATACAGATTTATATCTTGATAACTTTGATAAAATTATCAGTGTATCTAAAAATGGTTTCTCAAAAATTGATATTACAGAAGCGAACGCATAAAAATATCTATTATTTTTTAAATGTTAGAGATTGATAAAATTTACAATGAAGATTGTTTAATAGGAATGCAAAAATAGATGACAAATCTGTTGATTGCATTATTTGTGATTTGCCATATGGAACAACTAAATGTACGTGTGATATTATATTGAGTCAATTAAAAAGTTAAATATGCATAAAAACTTATTATAAAAACAAATATAGAAAAACATAATAAAAATTAAAAATTAATATATACAAATGGCACTTTATAAAAGTAAATTTATAGAAATAGATCCTGATACTTGTTCTAAAGAGGAACTTTATAATGCAATTAAGGAGTGTGAAAATTTGTCAGGATATTATGAAACAAAACAACTTGCATTAAAAACATTTATTAATAGTGTGTACGGAGCGACTGCATCTCAATATTTTATTGGTTATAATACTGCTGTAGCAGAATCTATTACTTTACAAGGCCAGGATCTTAATCACTATTCAGAAAACTGTGTTAATAGATATTTTAGAGGAATATTTCAATCAGAAGAGCATTATAATAAAACTATTTATGTTCCACTATTTGAATGGATGCAAAAATATGATATTAACATAACTAATGATTTTTATGCAAAAAATGCAAATAAAGAATGGGTTCTTATAAGTTTACCAACTGATAAAGATATTATTAAAAGCGGAGAATTTGATGAGAATCTTGAAAAGATGTTAAAAAAGGTTTATGTTAAAACTACTTTTGGAAAGCACCTTGGGGTTTCATATGAGAAAATTAAATCATTTGAAATTAATAAAGGTAGAATTACTCAAATGGTTCCACTTAATTCATATGCATTGAAAGCTAAAAACCCATTAGATTCTAAAGAAAATCCGTTTGCATATATGGGAAAACCAAGTTATTTGGAAGATGATCCAACATGTTCACTTATAATAGGCGGTGACACGGACAGTGTGTACGTTGAATTTGGAAGAATAACAACGTTTTTAGGAATAACAGATATCAATAAAGCGACTAGATTTGTGGTTGATATGTGGAATTATGGCTGTTCCCCTTATATGAATCAGTGCTATGATGATTATGCAAAGAAATACAATTGCGACAAAAACCTTGAAAATCTTGAGCTTGAAAAAATTGCAGATACCGCAATCATGGTGGCAAAAAAACATTATGCAATGTCAGAATGTTTTAAAGAGCCAAATATCTATTTGACACCAGGTGAGGAAGTTATTTATAAAGGATTGGAATTAATTCAAGGTTCTACACCGCCATTTGCAAGAAAATGTCAAGATGATTTTATGAGAACCGTGATGAATTGGTATGCAACTCATAATACACCTCCAGAGTTTGATGATTTATATGCACTTCTTAAAAAGTATAAAGAAGAATTCATTAAACAAAATCCTGAAGATATTTGTAAAGGTATGTCAATTTCAGATTATAATAAATTTATTTTGGATGATAAAAACAGTTTTGTATTTGGAGAACATTGCCCAATTCACGTTAAGGCGGCAGGAATTTACAATTACTTATTGAATCAGCCTAAGAATAAGAAATACAAAATGAAATATGATACAATCAAGACAAGAGATAAAGTAAAATTCTATAAAACAACTGATCCAAACTATCCAGTATTTGGTTTCGTTCCAGGAAAGTATTCATTAGAGTTTGCTATACCAATGGATTATAACCAACAATTTGAAGATACGATTCTCAAACCAATCAACAGAGTTATTGAAATTCTTGGATACCAGCCATTTACTTCAGATTTATGTTATGTATCTTCGTTATTCTAATAAAAAGAGCTCCTAAAAATTGAGGCTCTTTATTTTTAATATACTTCTATAAATTTTGGTCTATATTTTTTATCAAATTTTCCGTAATTAAATTCTTTAACAAAATCATTACTATTTACAACATTCTACACTTCCCAGTTAGATAAATCAGATTTCACTTCATCATAATTCATTCCAGAATTATAAAACATCGCCCGCATATTATAAACATTATGAACATCCCAATTTGAAAGATCCTAATTAAATTTTGAAGCATTGCAAAACATATATGCCATATCTATTACATTAGAAACAACCCAATTTGTTATGTTACCATTAAAACTCTGTGCAGAAAAAAACATTGAATTCATATTATAAACATTGTGAACATCCCACTTAGAAATATCTCCATTAAATTTAGTACATCTATGAAACATAAATGCCATGTTCTTAACATTCGATACGTCCCATTTAGAAATATCACCGTTAAATTCAACACATTCACGAAACATATATGACATGCTTTCAACATTTGACACATCCCATTTAGAAATATCACAATTAAAATGCTGTAAATTATCAAAAAGCTAATTCATATTTGTTATATTGGAAACATCTATCCAATTTAAATCTACATCATTTCCTGCTACATTTATAATTCCTCTAATGATTTGTTTTATTAAATAAATATTATCAGTAAATTGAATTTTCCAACCTCTTTTATTTGAGAGTTCAGCCAATAAATTAATATCATCTTTAACAAATTCCGCCGAGTATAAACGCTTTCTAGCTTTTTCAAAAGCAAATTTATCTTTTATTAATTCTGTATCATTATTAATAATATTAGATTTTGAAGACAACACACTATCATCTTCATAATCATCAAGCGCTAATTGGATACCTTTATTGATTGCTTCTAATATTTGTTTATAATTCTTCATAATTCTTCATAATTAATTTCTATTTAAAACTGGGCGAACAGGAAAGCCGCTATGCCGCTAGGATAAAGATATACCAATATAATCCGGAATAAAATAAAAATCATTAGCAGCAGTAATGTTATCAGTAAAAAGGCTAGAAGACCACAAGCGGCATTCATACCCGGAATTGCGATGCAAAAGTTGGTACTTGAAGCCAGAAGCAGGAATAAACATCTATTCACCATTTATTTTGCTAGTAAGCAATCTACCATTTAAATCTTTAATTCCCTAATAATTTTCAATCCATCTATTAGTTGTATATTCTAATAATTCTTCAAACTATTTTTTGGTTGGCATTTTCATTCTATTATCTGTTTGATAAGCAGCATCATCTTCTAACTATAATTCTGTTAAACCATCTTTTTTATTATATTTAGTTATTATGCCATTTTTAGTTTTGAATTTATATATTCCATAATAGTTTTCTTTTTCTTCTATCTCACCCCATGCATATAATTTGCCATACCAATTTTTGGCGCTATCTAGTTTATTCTGATCTACGCCTAAATTATATTTTGCCCACAATGTTCCAGATGGAAGACCTAAATCAACAAAATTATTATATAAATTCCACAATTCTTTGGTATTAATATTTTTAATGACATTTTGTTTTGAAGATAACTAATTATCATCTTCAAAATCATCAAGAGCTAATGCTATGCCTCTATTGATTGCTTCTAATATGGATTTGTTTAATTTCATAAATTAATTTATCTATTTAAAACTGGACGAATTGGCAACCCATCAGAACATCGTCCACAATAAAAATCATATTTAAATTTACCTTTATGCATATCAAATGAAATATACCATGCATCTCCACAAATTTTATAATTATTTGATGTCCATAGATAACATTCATCTTCATTAATAAATTTAGAAGTTTTATTATCAGTAGAAACATTATGACCACTAACCGGAATAAATAGTTCCTAATTATTTTTAGAAAATAATACACCTTTAATACCAGTATCATTATAATTATCTTCCCATGTTAATATGGTATACTTTAATAATTCCTCAAACTATTCTTTAGTTGGCATTT